CGACCGCGCAGATCAAGGCGGCGCTCCGCATCACCGACAGCGTGGACGACTCGCTCGTCTCAATGGCTGGCTCCGCCGCCTCCGAGCTGATTGACGGCTACTGCGGCCGCACCTTCGGGACCGTCACCGCGACGCGCATCTTCGCACCGATCGAGGCCCTCGTCGTGCAGGTCGACGACCTCGCAGCAGTCCCCACCCTCGTCGAGTCCTCGAGCAATGCCGACAACGTCTTCGACCTCACCTGGACGAGCGGCGTCGACTACCAGATGGAACCGCTCAACGGCCGCGCCGACGGCCTCCCGTGGCCCGCGACCAGGCTGCGGGCGATCAAGTCCGCATGGTGGCCGGCGGCACTCGGCGAGGCGACCGTGCGGATCACCGGCACGTTCGGCTGGCCCGCCGTCCCCGTCTCCGTCACGCAGGCCGCCGTCATCCAGGCGTCGAGGATCTTCGCCAGGACCAGCAGCCCGCTCGGGGTCGCAGGCTCATCCGATATCGGCGTCTTCCGCGTCACCCGCGCAGTCGATCCCGACGTCGCCGTGCTCCTCGATCCGTACAAGAAGATGACGGGCACCGCATGACGACGATGGGCGGCATCCGCTCCGGCATCGCGGCGAACCTCGCGACGATCACAGGGCTGCGCACGACCGCGACCGTCCCCGAGTCGGTGTCCCCGCCGATCGCCGTCGTCGTCCCCGGCTCGGTCACCTACGACCGGGCGTTCAAGCGCGGCCTCGACGAGTACGAGCTGACCGTCCTGGTCATCGCGTGCAGGGCCGATGCCCGCACCGCGCAGAACACCCTCGACGCCTACTGCGAGCCGACCGGCTCCACGAGCGTCAAGACCGCCATCGAGTCCGACCGGACCCTCGGCGGGACCATCCAAGACTTGCGCGTCACCTCGATGCGCAACTACGGCCCGGCCGAGATCGGCGGGACCGTCTACCTGACTGCCGAGTTCGTAGTCCAGGTCTACGCCTAACCACCAATAAGAAAGGGCCACCATGCCTAAGTTCGTCGCAACAACGGTGACCACGACCATCAATGGCGTGGACTTCTCTGCCAATCTCGCGCAGGTCGAACTGTCGATCGAGTCCGACGACGTCGAGACGACCGCCTTCGGCTCCGACTGGCGCACGCGCGTCGGGGGCCTCAAGCAGGCGAGCATCACGCTGTCGTTCATGTCCGACTTCGGTGCCGCAAGCGTAGATAGTTCGCTCTTTCCCTTGCTGAACTCGTTGGCGACCGTCGTTATCAAGCCGACGAGCGGCACCGTGTCGGCGACCAACCCGACCTACACCGGCACGTTCCTCGTGAACGCATACAGCCCGATCGCGGCCAGCGTCGGCGACCTCGCGACGTTCGACGTCACGTGGCCGGCATCCGGCACGGTCACCCGCGCCACCGCGTAGCACTGCCGAAACCCTGCGCCCCCTCGGGGGCTTATGCCCGTCGAGAGGAATCCAATGCTCAACCCGGTCACGTTCTCGCTCACCGACGCAGCCGGGGTGCAGAGCCAAGTAACGGCCTCGCACCCCGACTACGTCGCGTTCGAGATGAAGTACGACAAGCCCGTCATTGAGCAGCTCCAGCGCGGCATGGTGTCGACCTACCTCTTCCTCGTCTACTCCGCGATGAAGCGCCAAGGCCTCACCGACGTCGTGTTCGAGTCATGGCTGGAGTCCCCGCCCGAGATCGAGATCGAAGCGAAGGCGACGGAGCCCGCCCCTTTGGAACAAGCGCCACCACCTGGACCATCGCCGGCCTCGCCGTCGAGACGGGCATAGCGCCGAGCCTCCTGCTCGCCGAGTCCCCGCGCATGCTCTACACGATGCTGCGATACATCAAGCACCGCAATGACGAACAGGCGAAGGCGAGCAGGAGGAGCCGATGAGGATCGAGCTGGAAGGGGCGACGGAACTCGTCAACCGCCTGGTCAAGTTCGACAAGGACGTCTACAAGATTCTCGAGCGCGAGCTAAAGTCCGCGGCCCTCCTCGTCGCCGACGATGCCCGTGGCCGCCTGCCTCCCACGGCGCTGTCGAACTGGGGCCGCTGGTCGGTAACGACAGGCAGCAACGGCACGCGCGGCGCTGTCACGATGGCGACGGGCAGCCGCGACCTGTCGTTCAGTTCGGCGAAGGCCCGGCGCGGCATCAAGGCCCAAGTGCCGAAGAAGTACAACCGCGGGGCGCTCGTCGGATTCTCCGTCAGGGTCGTCCAGATGGACGCAGCCGGCGCGATCTACGAGCTCGCCGGATCGCAGGACAAGTCCGGGCACCCATTCAACCGGAACATGAACAACGAGAACGGCAGCAGCATCTGGCCGCGAAGCCTCACGCCCGCCCTGTACGCGAAGGGCGACGAGGCCGCTCGCGGGATCGAGGCTGCGCTGGACCGTGCAGTTGACGCACTGAACTGACGAGGAGGGCGACATGGCTAAGCCGATCAACGTCACGATCAAGGGCGACTACAACGACAAGGACATCAACCGGGCTATCCGCGACCTCAACTCCCTTAAGACGCAGGCCGGCGTCACCAGCGGCGCGATGGGCGGACTCAACAAGTCGGTCGTCGCCCTCGGCGGCGTCATGACAGCGACCCTCAGCGTCCGCGCGATAACCGACTTCTTCGGCTCCGCCGTATCTGGCGCGCTCGCCGACGAGGCAGCGATGAAGTCCCTCGCGGTCAGCCTCGACAACGTCGGCCAGGGGTTCCGCACCACGGGCGTCGAGCAGTTCATTGACGAACTCGCTCGGGCGTCCGGCACGGCCGACGACGTCCTCCGTCCGGCCCTCCAGCAGATCGTGACGGTCACCAAGGACGTCACGACAGCGCAGTCAGCACTCAAGCTCGCGATGGACGTCGCGGCCGGATCCTCCAAGAGCGTCGCCGAGGTCTCAACCGCCCTATCCGCCGCCTACGCCGGGAACTTCACCGCGATCACCCGGCTCAAGTCCGGCATCGACGCGAACATCATCGCCAGCAAGGACATGGACAAGATCACCGCGGCCCTGTCCGAGCGCTATGCGGGGCAGGCATCCGCTGCCGCCGAGACCTACCAGGGCAAGCTGAACCGCGTCTCCGTCGCCGCCAACGAGGCGAAGGAGAAGATCGGCTACGCGCTCCTCAATGCGCTTGACGATGCGAGCGGCGCCTTCGGTGGCGCTGGTGGCGTGACGCAGGCGATCGACGGCGCCGCGGATGTCCTCTCCGACTTCATCGCCGGGCTCGGGCTGGGCGTCAAGGGGATCAACGACTTCATCGCGGCGGCGAACAACGCGGTCGGGGCAACCGATGACGCGGGCATGAGCCTGTGGGACATGGCTCTGGCGAGCTACCGACTCACGCCGGGACTCGGGCTCGTCGTCCAAGGGTTTGAGGGCGTGGTCGAGGCAGGCAAGGCCGCGAACGACATGGCCGAGGCGCAGGCCGCCAAGCTTGATGTCCTGTCGTCTCGCTACTACGGCGTCGCGGCCGCCGCAGAGGCGGCCCAGATTGCGATAGACGCGGGCAAGCGGAAGAAGGCCGTCGACGCGCTTGGCGACCGTCTCACCGCGTACGCCCGCACCTTCGACGGCGTCAGCATCTCGCAGACCGGCGGCAACCTGTCCACGTACTTCGACGAGGTCGCAAAGAGCGCCACGAGTGCCAGCGGGTCGATGGCCGCAGCGGCCGAGGTGACGAAGGTCAAGTGGGGCGAGGCCGCAGCCTCGATCACGACGTCCCTCGACGGCGCAGTCGTCACGATGAAGGGCAAGGGCGTCGAGCTCGGCGGTGCGCTCGCCGACGGCTACCAGTCCCGGCTCGATGCGTTCCAGGGGATTGTCGACAAGCAGGTCGGCATCGTCAAGCAGGGCCAGGACGCGCTCGCCTCGTACTCCAAGACCGTGAGCGACACGATCATGGGCCGCCTGGACTTCACGACCACGGGCGCGGACGGCAAGCCGATGACGCCCGAGCAGATCATGCAGACAGTCTTCGGCGACATCGCCAACCAGTCGGCTGCGGTCTCCTCAATGGGCGGCATCATCACCAAGCTGCCCGA